CATTTATACTGCTTATTGTATTTATATTATTTATTAGCGGATTCATCATATATTATATCCAAACCAGACTAAAAGAACAAAATCATAAACTAGATTCTATGTTTAGTTTAGTATCAACTATGGCACAACAATTAAATACGGTTAACCACATTCCAGGTGATTCTTGTTTAAAATCGGACCCGTTAATTTGTGTTTCAGACGACGAATTATCCTATGCCGATGATAACGCAGATAATAATTCGGAATCTTCTTCTTCTTCTTCTGGTTCAGAATCCGATTACGAATCAGATACAGATGACGACAACGACGATGATGTTGTAAAAGAGGGAGGCAACTCATTTAATAAAATAATAACTATACCAGAATTTGAACAACTTTATGATAATGTAGACGTATCGTGTGATATTGATGACGACTCAGATACAAGTTCTGAGAATGATAACCCCGAGGTCACCGATATCAACGAGATAGACGCAAACCCTGCTTGGGATAATTTACCCGAAACTAATGACGAAAACATTAAACACGTAATAATTGACGATATCTCATCCAGTTCTAATTTAGAAGAAGATACTCGAAGTATTGATTATAAAAAAATGACAATTACAAAATTAAAAAGTATTGTCCAAGAAAAAGGTCTTATTAACGATTCATCCAAATTAAAAAAAAACGAATTATTAAAACTACTTAGTCAATAATAATAATATTTTTATCTTATCATACTATAAATGTCTTGGGGTGTATGCTATTCAGGTTCAAATAATATTCATTTTAATTTCCCACCAATAATGAGCGACGGGCGAAATTTCGCAAGTTGGCAACCCGAAGCAGTGATTAACAAACAAATCCAACAACAAGAAAATATAACTTCCAATTGGTCTTACAGACAATATTTACAAAATAATGGACTACAAATTATGAAATATAATTCTGAAGAAGCGTGCTATGATTTAGGATTAAATCCTCACGAAAACACGAATAATACTCCATCTAGTAACGTCCCTCATTTATATAAATCCACATTCGATTCTACTTCTCCAGGTTACGGATACTGTAAAAGCGATTTAAAATCTCCGTATCTTAGCAGACAACAATTAAATGCCAGATTAATATCTCCGGCAATTTCACCAAATATAAATTAAATAAACCATATAATAATAACCTAGAATAGTTTATTATTATGAATATAATTAGCATTGATGTCGGCATAAAAAATCTAGCATTTTGTCTTTTACATTTAGAACGGAATGAACCTACCGAAAATTTTAAAATAATTAAATGGGATATTGTTAATGTTGGCGAAGAAGAAATACTCAATTGTCAACACTGTATCAAACCTGCCAAATTTAAAAAACACGATACTTGTTTTTGTTTAAAACATTCTAAGAGTAGTTCATACAAAACCCCACCTGCCGAATTAAAAATACCGTATATTAATAAACAAAAGGTAAATAAATTATTCGAAATTGCCGATAAATACAGCATCAATTACACAAAACCCATTAAAAAAATAGATTTAGTAACTCTATTACATTCGTATATTAACAACACATATTTAGAACCAATCGTAAGCATCGACGCTTCTAAAATAAATTTAATTACCATAGGCAGGAATATTTACACCAAGATGGACACTATTTTTTATTCGGATGATACCATCGGTCCAATATCTCACGTTATTATTGAAAATCAAATAAGTCCAATTGCAAATCGAATGAAAACCATTCAGGGAATGATTGCCCAATACTTTATTATGAAAAATGTCAAAACTATTGAGTTTATATCCGCCTCTAATAAATTAAAATCTAGCACCACAGTGAATGATTCCGACGAGGAGGTCGACATTTCAACATATAAGAATCGAAAAAAAACCGGTATTATTAATTGTTTAGAGTTATTAAACAAAACAAATTCAAATATGATGAAACATTTCGAGTCACATAAAAAAAAAGATGATTTAGCAGATTCTTTATTACAAGGTGTTTGGTATATTACCAATAAATTATAAGTAAATTCAATAATATATATTGTTATTCGTTTTATTTAAAAATAAACGTTCTATTTATTTAATAATAATGAATAATGATATTATTGAAATTTCAGATTTGGATTGGGATATTAAACCATCATCCAATCGAGGAAGTGAATTAAGGTCGTCTAATTTTGGGTCTGGAATTGAACTTTTAATGAATGATAAAGTAAAGGAAAACACACGGGTATCCAGTGATATAGATATAGAAGATTTGAATAATTTAGAAAACGAATTAAATGATTTATCCAGTGATTTATTAGATGTAAACCATTCCGACAAACACTCTGTTCATTTTAACGAACCACCTTCAATCGGACAATCAACTGCCGAAACGAGCACCAGCAACTCAAAAACATGGGACGGATACGGGAAATTTAATAATATTCCTTTAAATCCAGATAAACACGTTTCCCAAACACCACAAATACCAAAAGAAGAATTATTGAAAGAAAAATTTAAATATCTGAGGAAACTAGAAGCTTTAGAAAAAAAAGGAGTTGAATTGTCCAGAAAATATAATATGGATTCACCCCTTGCTGAAATGCAAGGCGAATACGACACCATTATGGAAGAAAAAACCAAATCAAATTCTTTGAAATTCCAGGGAAATATGCTTATGGCTATAGTAAACGGAATCGAATTTTTAAATAATAGATTTGACCCGTTTGATATTAAACTTGATGGATGGGGAGAACAAATTAATGAAAACGTTTCCGATTATGATGAAATATTCGGAGAATTATACGATAAATATAAATCACGAGCAACCATGGCACCAGAATTAAAACTCATGTTTCAACTTGGCGGTAGTGCTATGATGGTTCATATGACAAATACGATGTTTAAAAGCGCGATGCCTGGTATGGACGATATATTGAGACAAAATCCCGATTTAATGAAACAATTCCAATCGGCAGCAGTTAACTCTATGAGTCAATCCAATCCTGGATTATCTGGATTTATGAACGGTGTTATGAACCCCCAAGAAAATTTTTCAGGAAATAATGGTCCTCCTCCACCAATGGCAACACAAGGAGCAAATTCGATACCTACACCATTAACTCGACCAGGAAATAATAATTATGCCGAACGTTCTAATTTTAGACATAATAGAAATAATGTCGTGGATGACGGAATTAATTTTAGAGAAAGTAAATCGAACGATATTCAACAAAAACATACACGTGCCGAAATGAAAGGACCCAGTGATATTACCGATATTTTAGCTGGATTAAAAACCAAAACTATTAATATTCAAGAACAAACCAACCATACCGATTTAGATAACAATAGTAGCACCATTAGTATCAGCGAATTAAAGGAGTTACAATCCGGTGGTAATATTCCAAAACGTAGCAAACGAAGACTCAAATCAGATAAAAATACCATTAGTTTAGATTTATAAACACACGAAACATAATTATATATTTTATTTTTACAAAAATATATAATTAAATATTATAATGAAATATGAAAATGGTCTCTTTATTTTTCATAGAGATTTACGAATAATAGATAATAACGGATTAAATATGGCAAACACTATTTGTAAAAATATACATCCCATTTTTATTTTTACTCCCGAACAAGTTACAAAATTAAATCCGTATAAATCAGAGAACTCAGTCCAATTTATGATTGAAAGTTTACTCGAATTGTCAACAGATATAAAATTAAAAGGAGGTAAACTATACTTTTTTTTTGGAGAAAATAACAAAATAATTACTGAATGTGTTGACAAATTTAAGATTGATGTTGTCATTTTTAATTACGATTACACTCCTTACGCCATTAAACGAGATAATAGTATTATAGAGTTGTGTAAGAAACTAAAGGTTGAATGTTTTTTAGAACACGATTATTATTTACATTTTCCAGGTTCGATTTTAAATGGGTCAGGAGGTCCATACCAAAAATTTACGCCTTATTATAACAAAGCATTAACCCTGAAATTTCAAGAACCGGCAACATTTAAAAAACTTAACTTTAATACAAAAAATATCAAGATAAACCATACGATTTCACTTTCAGATGCCATTACAAAATTCACTAAAATAAATAATAATATCTTGGTTTTTGGAGGAAGACATAACGGATTAATTGTTTTGAAAAAAGCAGTTGAATCTCAGAAACATTATTCTTCAACCCATAATAATTTAAGTCATCCCACAACACAATTAAGCGCATATATTAAATATGGGTGTGTTTCTATTCGTGAAGTATATTCGACTTTTAAAAGTAACAAGTATCACGATTTAATTAGACAACTTATATGGAGAGATTTTTACGCAAATATACTATTTTCATTTCCTCATGTATTAGGTCATTCACTAAAACCGAATTACGATAAAATAAAATGGGCACGCAACACTAAATATTTAAATGCCTGGAAAAACGGTCTTACCGGATTTCCTATTGTTGACGCTGGTATGCGACAATTAAATACCACTGGATACATGCATAATAGAGCAAGATTAATTGTTGCGAGTGTATTAGTCAAAACATTACTCATCGATTGGAGAGAAGGAGAACAATATTTCGCGACAAAACTTACCGATTATGACGTCGCGAGCAATAACGGTAATTGGGAATGGATTATGGGAGGAGGTGCGGACTCACAACCATATTTTAGAGTTTTTAATCCTTGGTTACAATCGAAAGAATACGATTCTGACGCTTCATATATTAAAAAATGGATTCCCGAATTATCCGATGTTCCTGCGCGCTCAATTCATAAATGGTATTCTGATTATAGTTTATTTAAAGATATTGATTACCCTTCTCCAATTGTTGATTATAACGAACAAAAAAAACGAGTTATTGATATGTATAAACGTGCATTTAATTAGATAGATTTTAAGTATTTACACCTTTTTACATTTCAAACGCCGAAATATGTTAGTATAAAAACATAATAAAAAATTACAATGTGCTAATATAACCAGTATGAAAAATAATTATAAATTAAGGTATTGTGTTATTCTAAACTTAATATTATTTTTAATAATTTTGTTTGTTGTAATGATATGTAAAGATAATAATAATTATTATATGACATATGGACCAAATGAGAATTTATATGTATTGAGTATAAAAATTAATACTCCACAAAAATATATTTTTTTACAATTTTTTTTATTGTTCGTAGAGTTTAGTAGAGTATTTACTAATGAAATTGCGAGCCCCATATTAGGATTTAACATTTATAATCCCGACAAAAAAATTATTACCGAATTTACAAAAAACGAATTACAATTATTAGCGAATATGATGTGGTTAATAAATAGTTTAACTGATGCAATTTTTGTAATGATAACTATATCTCAAATAGACATAGCAATTCTTAGAACGGTATATTCTGAAATGACAACTATAATTACTATAAGAATGCTCTTAAACGAAAAAAAATTTATTTGTGAAAATAACGTAGAACCGATAGAATTAGAACAACTTAACGTATAATTCTAAAATCGGCATTTGAAATGTAAAAAGGTGTAAATACAACCCGAAAGTAAATAAAATTGAAATATAATTATTAATTTTATAAAATGTAAAAAAGAAAACACAATGAATAATATTACAGAACTTCAAAAGACTTTTCCAAGTATCGGCGAGATATATAAGTATAATACCAATAATATACTTTATAAAATTAAGATTAAAGATGTTATTAACGCAAAAATAAACAGTTCAATTGTAAATTGGTACATTAATAGACCTGCGGATATGACCCGATGTGAACAAATAAAACAATACATTTTAAACTCATATGAACAAATTGAAGGAATGATATATTTATTTTATAACAATGATTCGCATAAGTTTGAAATATTCGATGGACTTCACAGAGTCACTGCTTTATGCTTAATTGCCGAAAATAACCTTATTCCTTATGATTGTCAAGGTTCTAATGCTAATGTATACGAGAAAGAAATGCTTGTAAATATTAGATTTAATTGTTCTGAAACAGATATTATGAAGGTATTTAAAAATATAAATTCATCCGTTTCAGTTCCGTCAGTATATATGGATTGTTGTTTTAATAAAATTATTATTATATCAACACTGTCAAACGAGTTTCAAGTTAAATATAAACAACATTTCACAATCTCAAAAAAACCCATCATGGGAAATATTAATGTAAATGATTTTACAAATTTGTTAGATTATTTATACGATAATAAATATAATACAATACCAAAATTACAAAACAAATTAAAAGAACTAAATGACCATATAAAAAACAATCCCCCAACAAAAATAAACGACTCTGCTAAAGAAAAATGTAAAAGCAGTGGGTGGTATTTACCAATATATAGAGTTCAACATATAATTCAGCATATTATTGCTTAATTAAATACCAAATTATACC